CGACGACGAACTGACGGCGATTCTCGAGGCGGCGACCGATCATGTGGAACGGTACACCGGCCGCAACTTTCGCACGGCGACGTACACGCTGACGCTCGACGAATTCCCTGAAGACGCAATTGTGGTGCCGCGGGCTCCTTTGGTGTCGGTTCAGTCGATCAGCTACCAGAACACGGCAGGAGACGCCACGGCCCACACTGGGCACCAGCTCGACACAAACGGCATACCGGGACGGATCTTTCCGCCGGTTGGCGGTTCATGGCCATCGACCGACGACGAACCGAACGCGGTCACCATCAACTACACGGCCGGCATTGCCTCGGCCGACGACGTGCCGGCCACGGTCAAGCGGGCGATCCTGTTGTTCTGTGAACTCGAATATGACGATCCGGAACCAGCGAAAGCCGCCCGGCTCGAGAAGCGGATCCAGTCACTAGTGCGCGGGCTGATTGTCCGGGACACAGCGACGGCCGGCGGGGGCGACTGATGTTTGAACGTTTGAAGGTGGCCGCGTACTACGTGTGCCTCGTTGTGATGGGGTTGTTGTTCCTGATCCATTTCTGGCTGGTGTTGTTTCCTCCGAAGCCAGACGAATTCTTTGTGACGCCGAGCCATGCAACAAAATATCGCCAGTTACCCGACGCATCCGATCTGCCAACACGTGGGTTGTGAGTCGGACGGGACGATCATTGCCGGCAATCCGCCGCGGCTGCGGTGCAAACGTTGCCAGCGTCAATTCACTGAATTCGACGACCTGGACGGCGGACACTCAACGCAGGTGCCGGCGGAACCGGGACCGGCGGAACCGTTCACCGGAAACCAAAAGGCGGCTCTCAACGCTGCAAACCTTTTCATGCAGCACGACGGCTGCATGATTCCTATTGAGTTCCGATGAGATATCGCGACGTTCTCACGATTCAGCAGCAGGTGAAAACGACGGACGCCTATACCCGGCAACGCGTCGACACCTGGGAAACGTTCCAGACGATACGCGGCAACATTGCGGACGCGTCCGCCGGCGAGCGGGTGATCACCGACGCGAACCGCGACGTTTTGATTTCTCACAATGTGACGATTCCCTCAAACAGCCGAACGCGTCAAATCACGCCTTCGATGAGGATTCTGTCCGGCGGTGTGACGTACAACATTGAGGCGTCCACCGACGAAACGAACCGCCGACGCCGTCTTGTGTTGCAGGTCACTCAGGTTATCAACGCGCGGTAGTATGTCGCAAAATCAAGTTGTCACCGGCGACCGGAAACTCGATCGACAACTCGATCGACTGGGCGACCGCACCGCGAAACGAATCAACGCGGCCGCCGTGCGGTCCGGGATGGCGGTAGTACGGAAGGCTGTGAAGGCGGAAGCGCCCCGCGGGCCGACTGGCAACCTGAAGCGAGCGATCGGAGCCCGGTTTCGGAAGAAACGAACGACCGGAATCTACGAAGCGAAGGTCGGGGCGAACGTCGGCAAGCGATCGGCGGCCAAACTGACGCGCAGCGGCAAGGTCCAGAAGGCCAACTCTGCCCCACACGCTCATTTGGTGATTTTGGGAACGTCGAACAGGCGGACCGGCACCATGCCGGCGAACAACTTTGTTGACCGGGGTTTTGCGAAGACGCAGGCGGCCGCGCTCAGTGTGATGAAACGGCGGCTGCGCGAAGGAATCGATCGGGAAGCGGCCCGTAGTTCGTAGAATCAATGCGAGAAATCTACCAGCAGATCACCGGGCGGCTGTTGTCTCAGTCCGAAGTCGTGGGCGCTGTCGGGCAAAACACGACCTACGACGAAGCGACTGACCAATACGCGATCCGCCCGGGCCAGCTCGACGAGAACGACCCGTACCCGGGAATTGTTCTGGCGCTGCCGACGATCGTCTACGACGACGACCTGGGCGGCGTGGCCCGCTATGCGAAAGCAACGCTGGAAACGCGTTGTCTGTCATTGGATCTGAATCTGGCGTGGTCTCTGCGGGAGGCGATCGCCTACGACGACGGCGAACCGGACGACGGCAACGGCCTGCACGGTTACAGCGCCGGCGGCATTCTGGCCTGCCAGCTTCAAAGCGACACAGAAGACACGTTTGAATTTGGCGATGACTCCGACCGGCTGCTGTTTGTGGTCACGTCTGTCTATCAACTCGAAATTGACGAGGGGGAACTCTAAATGCCTACAGCTTCATCCGTCGGAACTGTTTTGCAGGTCGACATTTCAGACACGCTTACGACGATTGCCGGCGTTCGAAACGTCGATTTCAAGAGCCCGGAGGTTGAATTCTACGAAGCCGACGACACGGTCGACACGTATGTGGAACAGGGAGTCACCGGCCGCACCTCGGGCGGTTCCGTCAACTTCGAGAAATTCTACGATCCGGCCGCCGCGACGCACTCCGTGTTGGTCGGTTGCATCAACACGCCGGTCATCAAGGACTGGCGGGTTGTCTGGTCCGATGCCAGCGCTACGGAACAGGATCTGACCGGGGCGCTTAAGAATCTGAACCAGAAAGCGGCACGCGGCGACGCTCTGATGGAAGACGGCGAAATTGTGATCACCAGCGCGCCAACGCTCGCCTGATTTTGACACCAGACACGGGCGGGTCACGGGCCGCCCGGTATTCCTTTGAAGGACTGACGCATGAAAGCCGAACGACTGATCCCGGGCAAGATTCTGAACCCGGCGTACAACGGGAAGAATCACCGCCGCGCTTTGAACCTCGGCGTCGAGTATTCGGTGCCGCGGGAGATTGAAGTAGAGGCGGGTTACGTTCACCAATCGCCCGACTGCTGGGTGCTGTGTTGTCCCGGTTACATGAACGCGGAGCCGGTTTGCAGACCGGCGGATAAGGATTGCGAGAAACGCGTTCATCAGTGGATGACGAAACACCGGCCCGCGCAGATTCAGAACATCCAGAATTTGATCGACAACGCCGACAAGATCAAAGACCCCGCCGAACGTCAGCATGTGGGCGAGCTGGCGAAAGCCTACGGGTTGAAGAAAGCCGGCGGCTCAAAGAAGGGCGAACAGCCGGCGAAATAGACGACGGGGGCCGCTTAGTTTCGGCGTTTGCCTCGCGAACAAAACCACGGAATCAGACCACTCAAAGGACTGAGTGTTTCAAATGTCAAAGGACAAGAAGAACAAGCTGCTCGGCGTCGAACAGCTCAGCGGCGGCCGCCGTGTGGCGGAATACGATGTGCCCGGTTGCGAAGGGTATCGGGTGCGGGTTCAGTCGTTGACGGAATGGGAGCAGTCCAGGTTTGAAGCGGCGCAGCTCAAGCGAAACGGCCGGCCGAACAAACAGGCGATCGAATCCAGCCGGCGGAAGTACATCTGCCTGTGTATCGTGAACGACGACGGGGCAGCGTATTTGAATCCGGACGAACTGCGGAACACGGACGCGAAGCTCGTCAACTTCCTGTATCGGGTGTGCGCAGACCACAACGGGCTCAACGACGACGAACAGGAAGCCATACTGGGAAACTGAAACGGAACCGGCGGTTGTTGTTCTCGATGCGGCTGTGCCTGGCGTGTGGTCTGCTCGATTTTCGACGCGTTCTTAAGGCCATCCCGCCGGATCTGATTTCCTGGTGGATGGCCTTTGATTCATTAACGGGCGCGGTCACGGGTCGAGACCTCGATCACCGAGCGGCGATTGCCAAGTCGATCGACCTGAACCTGCACAAGTCCGGCGAATCCCCCGATGTGGATGTTGCCGCCGTGTTGGCGGCGTTTGGTCCGGACGCGTTCATCGAAGCACAGCAGGATTTGCGGCAACTGGCTCGAGCGCAGGACGACGGCCGCGACTACGAAGAAGAAGCGGCCCGCGAAATTGCGAGGATACCGCGACACATTAACGCGTGATTGGAACCGATGCTTTCTCGCCTGGTTGTTCATCTGAAGTCGAACACGAAACACCTGACGAACGGGTTGAAAGGGGCGCGCGCGCGTGTGCGTGGGTTTGGGTTGGCCACGAAGGCGGCTCTGGGTGTGGCCGCGGGAGCGGTGGCCGGCTTTGCGGGTTTCAAGGCGTTGCAGGGGCAACTTGAATCCCTCGATCGTACAGCGAAGTTGTCAGCACAGACCGGATTCAATGCCGCAACGATTGCCGGTTTGGGATTTGGTGCGGAACAGTCGGGCGGAAGCGTCGAAGGGCTCAACAAAAGCCTGCAGACGTTTAGCCGGCGGCTGGGTGAAGCGGCGTCACGCGGCGGGCCGGCTGCCGATGCGCTCGCACGTATGGGAACGCCGATTCAAACCCTGCAGGGGATGAAACCGGAGGACCAGCTCTTTGCGGTCGCCGATGGACTCGCCGGAATTCAGGATCCCGGACAACGTGCCGCCGCCGCGTACGAACTATTCGGCCGGCAGGGGCAGGAACTTCTCCCGATGTTGTCGCAGGGTTCGGCCGGCCTGCGTGAATTTGTCGCCGAAGCGGACCGGCTCGGGCTTGGGTTTGATGCCGAACAACTTGCCAGCGTCGAAGCCGCAAACGATGCGGTCAACCGAGGCAAACGCGCCATGGGGGCGCTGGGGTCTCAAGTGGCGATCATGGCATCGC